CATGCGTGGCCTATTGTCCACTGGCCTCGCCTCGCGGTGCGCGACCGGATACGCGAACGTCACGGCGATAGCGTCGGCGGCGTCTGGTGAGGCCAACCCTCGCGCCTTCATGTCCTTTTTACTCTCTAGGAATATGGTCCCTTTACTGTCGGGCTTCATCATTGGCCCTGTCAGGTCGGACTTAAGGAAGCGGTCGTTTGGTATGCTGGCCGTCTTCAGCCACTCCCGCATGGCGTGCCACATCTCAGCCCGCTTGTTCCCGAACATGATCGGACGGGAGGACTTGCTGCCGAAGTTGACGCCCCGGATCTTATACCGTTGCTCCTTCAGCCGGTCGACCACGCCCGCCCCTAGTCCGCCCTCGTCCACGACCACGAGGGCCGGGCGGAACTCTTCGATGATGTCGATTACTCTGCCGACCACCTCCATGGTGTCGTCGCCGCGGTAGCGCCGGATGCCGATGATGTCGCGTCCTTGCCGGATTGCGATGACCGTGGCGTCAGCGCCGAACCGCGCCGGGTCCACGCCCACGATTATCGGTGCTGTCTGGTCCTGTGATGGCGGGCGTGTCTGCGCGTCTTGAACCAATGACGACGGTATGAACTGATCATCCGATGCATTCGGGAAGGCTCCGTAGACCTCAACATGCGCTTGGCTAGAGTCGGGTCCGTATTCGTCGATAATCTGCTGATAGACTGCCTTATCAGTTCCCTCCACGCTTCTGGCGTCAACAACCTTGTTTCGCCAGAAGTCGCGCTTGCTGTGGAAGCACTCGTAGAAATATCCGCTGTTACGGCGGGGGTTGCTAAAGCTAAGCCAAAAACGATTAGGAGTGTTCTCTGTAAAGAAGCCACTGGCCACCGCCCAGATAGAGTCATCAATACCGCTGGCCTCGTCGAACACCAGCATGACGCCCGCGAAGTTGTGCACACCCGCGTAACTGTCAGGGTTCTCGGCCGACCACAGTCGCCCTTCCACGCCCCAGTAGCGTGTGCCCAGCTTCAGGTCGCGCTCCACCAACTCCGCGATCCACTTGGCCGGTAGCACGCGGGTAGCGCTCACCTCGAACCAATGGCTGTTGAGGCTCATACTGAGCCATTTGGTGATCTCGGCCCAGGTGACGCTGCGTAGCTGCGCCTCACTGTTAGCCGACACAATCGTCGTCGAGCCGATTCGGGTCGTCAGCATCCAGATCACTAGCCAACTGACCAAGGCCGATTTGCCGATACCGCGACCGGATGACGTGGCCATACGAAAGGTTTCGAAGTCTACGCGGCCATTGTTTTCTTTGATGTGGTCGCGCAGGTCTTGGAGGACTTCTAGCTGCCACTTGCGCGGGCCTGTGAAGTGTTCGAGCGGCGTCCCTTGTTTACCCCACGGGAACGCCATCCTCACGAACGCGACCGGATCGTTCTTCACCTGCGCCGACCATAGGGTCGCCATCAGCTTCTGTTCTTCGTCCGCGCTATAAATAGGAACCTGCATTACTCAGCCTTTCCGCCGCCGATCATGTGGAGCGACGGATACATGCGCAAGATCTCCGGCAGGTGCCCGGCCCCCATAAAATACGCCCCGTCCGGCTGGGCCAATAAGAACTTATTGCGCCAGCGTTCGGCGCTCTTGGCGAACTTATGCGGTTTTTTCCCACCCCACATCTTGTCCTCGCCGTCAGCTAGAAAGGCCGTTACGTTGCGCTCAGTCGCCGGTTTCTTTGATTGGTTGAGCATACCCATCTCAGACAAGAACTCAGTCAGCGTTTCATCGTCGAAGTCGCGGTCGTTAAAATAGTTCACGTCGCTGTCGAGGATCGCTTGAAAGATCGTCTTGCTGCTGTCCATTATGCGCGGCGCTATGCGGTTCTCTTTGACATTTGAGAACAGCACAAACAAGAACTCGACCGGATAGCCCTTTACGGACTTGGCGAATTTGTCATCCCACGACCCTTTGTAGGGCACGTCAAAATATTCTTTATCCCCCCCGTCGCCTTCATACCACGCCCCGTCAGCGCGGGCGATCAGATTGATCTTGTCTATCAGATCCTTCGACAGTGGCGGTTTGCGCCCATGTGGCATCCCCACGAATACCTTGTTCGGGTTCTGGAATATTACCCCGTATGGCGCTTGCATCTATCAACTCCCCTTGAATTACGCGTTGCTGCGCCTCTTCCAGCGCCGCTATGATGGATATGCGCTGCTCGACCTGCACCTGCACGGACTGCGGGGCCGTCCACTTGTGGACATGCTTGAGGATGTCCAGCGCCGCCTTAGTGTCGCCAGCGCGGGCGGCGTTGTGCAGCACCTCAGACATCTCAGCCTCACCTTCAGCGCGGCCTTTCTGTTCAGCATACTCCGCAATCGGATCAAACTGCACCAGCCGCCGATACTCGGTCGGCGTCATGCCAGCGGCGTAGGCGAGCGTGTCGCCTTTCAGCCCTTTGCGGGCGGCGAGATAGATGCGCTCTAGGACGGCTTCCGTCGCCTCTATTTTGCGCGGTTCGTATGGAAGAGACTCAAACATAAAGTCTTTTACCACTAAAATAAAAAATAAAAAAGTTCGTGCAGACCCTGCGTATTTCTTAAAGGAGATCCCTCGGCCCAGCCCCCCTCCCTCTGAAAGTAAACCAGCTATATGTAAACGGCTCAGATGCAGATTGAATGTAAACTTAAAGCATTACGTTAAGTTGACAATCAAACGTCGGATCGTCATGCGATGAGAAGGTCGCGACAAGCGCCAGCAAAACGTCGGATCGTCATGACGACGCAGGTTCATGCAGAATGTTTGCGCCTGGACGGCGCGGGACAAAAAACGTCGGATCGTCGGATTGCCATGACGTTTTCGGTCGCTCAAATCTTTTTGCAGTCCCTATACTATTATGTTTACATTTACTCTAAAACTCCCTATAACAACTCTCATGACGATATGACGTTTTCAAGCGGCGCCTCGCATTCAACGCCATGTTGTCCGACGCTTCGACGACGATCCGCAACTATTCGTAAAAAAGTATTTGACAATATCCACAAAAGGCCTATAACGTAACATATCCACAATGGATACAAGAAAGGAAACGACATGGAAAAGAAGATAACCGCTCTGAAAACCGCCTATCGCGCTGGCAACCGCGACGCCCTAATCAAAGCGGCGCGCGCCGTCGTCGCGTATGACCGCAAACATCCGTTCGCGATGCTAGTCGACAGTGAGCGCGCGGCAATCGTCCAGCTCGCACGCAAAATCGCGCAAGCCTAACACTAACGGCGACGCTAGCAATGGCGTCGCCTTTATCGTAACATATCCACAGTGATCCTAAAAAGGATGGGGTTTTTCATGTTCGACAACGCAAACGACCTACTCAAAGCAATCAAGCGCAATCGGTTTACCGGCGTGATCCTGTACGAAGGTCCAAGCGCAATAGACGGCGCGCCTGTCGTCGTCATAGCTAACCGGATCGAGGCGGCGAGCGGTAACAGCAAAACCGGCGCAATGGTCCAGACCTTTATCATCCGCGCCGACGTCCACCCATACCGCGCACTGAAAACCGGCCAGGACGAATCAGTTTGCGGCGATTGCTCGCAACGCCCGTTTAAGGGCGGCAAGTGCTACGTCGACGTAGCCAAGAGCGTTGCGAGCGTTTATGGCGCTTATGAGCGCGGGCGATACGCCCGCCCCGGCGTTGATTATGATCCGGCGATTCTACCGGATCTATTCGCCGGCCGAGCTTTTCGTTTGGGCACGTATGGAGATCCGGCGGCCGCACCGTTTCAGATCTGGCGCGCCGCAACTCTGAAAGCGGCTAAAATCACGGGTTACAGCCACCAGTGGAGAGATCCCCGTTTCCAGGCTTTCGCGCTGCTATGCATGGCGTCTTGCGAGACGGAATCAGATCAATTGCTCGCAAGCGCTTGTGGCTGGCGCACGTTTCGCGCCAAACGCGCGGCCGAGATTAAAACGACGACTGAAATCGGCTGTCCAGCCGCCAAAGAAAACGGCTCGCGCACGTCCTGCGAGCGCTGCGGCTTGTGCGCCGGCAATAGCAGCGCCAGCGCCAAAGATATCGTTATTAACCTTCACGGCTTTCGTGTCGGCAAAGCCGCTTAACCTAGGGGGAAAAGCAATGGTAATATCGGAAGAAGCCGGACAGGCGTTGTATAAAGCCTGCTATAAGAACGGCCCGCACAAGGGCCGCCTGTTAAAGAACCCGCCAAAGGATCCTATCGCGCGTGCGGCATGGTATGGCGCGCAATCGGTCTGTAACCCTTATAAACTATCCATCGGCGCGTTGCTGTTCATGCCGGACGAAGAGCGCGCGATTTATAACGAAGTAGAAAAACTATTCGACGACATGAAAGCGGCCGGCTGGCGGCCGGAAGGCTTAGACCGCGACCGTCACACATTAGAGAGCATAGGCGCATGGTAAGAGATCCACTAAACCTAAACCGCTTTGAACCTATAGACGCAAAGGTTAAAGCGCTCGAAAGGGCGCTCGCCGACGCCGTATGGGATGAAAACGAAACGGCCGTCGACGTGTTAAAACGGGAGATTCGCCGGCTTAAAATGCTGCAAGAAAACGGAGAACAATATGACATGCCGTTCTAATTATTTTCCGACGCTAAACCTGGCGCTTGAATCCGAGGGGCTTATAAGCGCCTGGCAATGCACATGGCCACCCATATCCTATGGGGAAACGCGTCAATTCCACTGGGATGACGGAACGCGCTGGGGTCACTGGGTG